ATGGGACAACTGCTGGCCCTGTTACAGTGTCAGACACATATACAGTAACGGTAGCGTCTGGTAGCACCTGGACTATAATCTAAGGATAAATTATGGCATCAACAATTAAAGCAACGAATATATCAACACCAGATGGAACTGGAAATATAACTTTAGATAGACCGTTAGCGGGTGGTGGTACTTGGAATCTGATCGGAACATCGGAAGCTAGCACTTCTGCTTCACTTACGGTAACTGGATTAGATAGCACTTATGATAATTATGCTATTGGTATTAGTGATATAACTCCTTCTACCGATATCCAAAATGCTTATATTCGTTTAGGAGATTCTTCAGGAATAGATTCAGGTGCTAGTGATTATGCTTATCATTTAATGAGAAATAAATCTAATAGTGGTAGTTATGCAGGACAGGCAAGTAGTGCTACGAGTTCTATTCAAATGGGAGCAGTTGGTACTGGCACAGGGGAAGGAATGGGAGGAATGTTGTATTTAAGTCGTCCTGCGGATGGTACTTTGTACCCTGTTATTCACGGAACTTACACTAGTTATTATGTCAATACTTATGTACTAGAAAGTGGTGTCATTACTGGTGTCCGCTTATCTGGTATTTCTGTAGATAGAGTACAGATTTTTATAGGTGCAGGTAATATTGTTACTGGTAGATTAACTGTTTGGGGTATTTCACATACATAGGATTAAACAATGGCTAGAACAAGAAATGAGAATGGCGTTGAAATTCCATTAACACCAGAAGAAGAAACAGCTAGAGATGCAGAAGAAAAGGCTTGGGCAGATAAACAAGTTGAACTTAAAAAGACTCAATACCAAAGAGATAGGAAGCCTCTCTACGGAACTTGGGAGGAACAATTAGATATGATGTATCACGGCACTTGGAAAGACCATATTGCCAAGGTCAAGCAAGACATACCGAAGGAGAACAAATAATGCCCCAAGTAGATTTCGATGGAGCTAATAGTGCCGTTAAAACGGACAAAATACAGGGACAAAGTGGAACAACTGTAACCGTTACGAGTGGGCATAATTTAGCTGGAAGTGGCTCTGGATTGACTGCTCTTAATGGTTCTAATATTTCAAGTGGAACCGTTGCTGACGCTAGGATTTCTGGTTCTGGTGTTTCTCACGTTGCAGTTCATCAGAGTTCTACAGCACAAGATAATGTTACTGGTGATGGGACTACCTACGACATTCTTTGGCAGACCGAAATTACAGATACTGGAAGCGAATATGCTTCAAGTGTATTCACGGCTACTGCGGCTGGCAAATATTTAATTTCATTCCATTGTGCTTTGAAAGGATATGTATCTGGACATACTCAATATATGTTGTGGGTCTATACATCTAATCTTACGAAAAAGGTGACACGCCTTAATCCTTATGCTGTTTTTAGTTCTGCTTGTCAGTTCGTAATGAGTTATTCGGGCGTTTATCATCTGGATGCTTGTGATACTGCAAAAGTACAAGTACAAGTCACAGGTGGCTCAAAGGTTGTAGATATGCAAGTGGATACTCAAAGTGCAACTTATTTAACAATCACCAAATTGGCATAAGGCAAAATTATGATTCCAACACAAAGACAATTAGACGTTTTAAACCATGTTGTAGTAGATGGGCAAGCATGGATTGATGATGATATAGCTCGTCATACGGCTCGTGGCAATATGAGTGCAGAAGAAATTGAGGCTCATGTGACCAAAGCAGTAGAAGCGAAAGTAGCTACGCATGAGGCCAAGTATGATGAGGCGGTAGCTAAAGGTAATTATCGCAATCGTTTACAAAGGGATGCTGATGATGAACAAAGGCAATTAGATTCGTGGGCAGATGACCTTGCTGACGCAAAAAAAATAAGAATATCAGAGTGCAAACATGATATTGCACGTTTATACATGGCTCATGTTGACCATCACTATCTCAAAAAGAACCGTAAAGCGATTAGAGGTCAATCTGTTTACACTATACCTTCGTCAGTTGAAACTTATGAAGACGCATTGACAGCCGTTTGTGATGAAGCTGAAATAGCTATTAATGCGTTAACGACTAAAAAAGATATTTTTAATTATTGGCCTGATTTACCAGAAGAACCAAAAGGAGGTAACTAAATGGCTATCGCAATTAACGGATCAGGTACAGTCACTGGCATCAGCGTTGGTGGACTTCCAGATGGCATAGTGGATGCAGGAACGCTTGCGACTAACTCGGTGGATTCGGCAGAGTTAATAGATGGGGCAGTCGATAATTCGCATATGGCAGCTATGGCAGCTTCCAAGTTAACTGGTGCTTTGCCAGCGATTAGCGGTGCATCTCTTACTAACTTACCAATGCAAGCAGAGGAAGATTATTGGACATTTGATATGTCATCCTCTAGTGGTACAACTGTCCACACAATTTCTGGATCATTTACTCCTCAATTAGCGTGGATGACGTATAACCCTAACGCATCAGTAGTTGGAATGGTTACGGGTTGGATGGATGTTTCTGGTGGTACAGCAGGAAGCGCAAACGCTAATGAAACCGCAGGAGAATATCATCAGCATAATGGCTTTTTTCAATGTCCCACTACTAGCGGGAGGCAACATATAGATATAACAGCTTCTGCTTCAGGGCAATACACGATTACAAATACACCTAATGGAAGCCCATCAGGGACGGGACACTTCTCTTTAATTCTTTTCGGGAACTAAGTAATGGCAAAAATCTACGGATATATCCAGAACAAAAAAAGCGAGGCGATCTTATGGCACGGCTCGATGACACAAGAACACGCTGAGGATTTTCTTACGTCCAGAGGGTTGTCTGTAGCAGATCATACGATTGTATTAGACGCTACTGGTATTGATGTTCAAAAAATGATTGATGCTTATGACGATTCTATAAAGACTTATTCACAAAAACGCAGAGAAGAATACCCAACAATAGCAGAACTGGTAGTTGCCCTATACGATACCCAAGACAGGGCAGAGATTGATAAACGTAGGGCAGATGTTAAGAAAAAATATCCGAAGGAGTAACTAGATGAGAGAACAATTATTAACAGCTTTGAGATCCTATTATGTAGGACATATCGAAAAGCATAAGATGAACGTAGAGAATTTAATTAGGAACAATGTGGGTGTAGCCGAACACTCAGATTACATAGCAACCATTTCTAAAGAAGTAGAAGAAGTTGCAAAGTATGACGAGATGTTACAAATGCTTGACAAACATTTTAAGGAGTAACCCGTGCCTGAAAAAGACGTACTTGAAAAACTAAATGCTATGCACACAGATGTACTATTAATACATCAGGATTTGTCTACAACTAAAGATGAAGTTAATGAACATGAACTAATTCTTAGAGGAGAATCTAAGATGAACGGTTTAGTAGGTGATGTTCGTAACATGAAAACAGCGCAAGCTACTTCTAATCGACTTTGGCTTTTTATGATTTCTATTACCGGAACTATAATTGCATGGTTAGGTTTATCTAAATGAGAAAAACAAGAAATCAATTAGTAACAGAGCTGCTTACAAATAAAGATAATTTACATAGACTTATAATTATCGAATGGTTTGATCCTTATGATGATAGTGATGAAGTAACTGTTGGTAATCTTAATGTAAAAAAAGCTTTATATGAATCTTGTGGTTTTTTGATGGGAGTTTCAAACGATCATGCGGTTATTGGTTACAATAAAGACATGATTGAAAAAGAGAAGTACAAAGGATGTGGTTATATACCCATGTCTTTAATTACTAACGCACATTTAATGGATAGGAACTGCTAATGGAAACGATTATTAGACCGATTATAAAACTTATTGATAGCTTTATGCCAGGATATAAGACGTATTTTATAATGCTTATGGGTATTATGATGTGTATATGTCAAATGATGGGCTATCATGTATTTGCTCCTGAGACTTGGGCATTAGTAGGTATGACAGGTGGTATCACTTGGAAATTAGGTAAAGAACGTCATTCTTTAAAGAATAAAAAGTAAGATAATGGGAATCTTTGGATTACTTAAGGCTATTTTCCAGATAGTCTTGTGGTATCTGAAAGGAAAACCAGAACGTGAACGTATTAAAAACAAGGAACAATTTGATAAAGCTATTGCAGATGGGGATGCTTCTCGTATTACCCTTCTTTTTAGCAAATTGCACGACAGAAAAAGCAATCATAATTCCTAGTGATATGACAATAACCAAGATAGACGAGCACCACTATAAGGTATCTGATGCTTGGCTACATAAACAATATAATCTCTTAAGGAGCTGTGAGAATGGAGAATAAAAGTTCTGAAAAGGATTTAGGAGAATTACATGGAATCCTTGCTAAAACACTTAAAGCAAAAATTATATCAGGCGATGCCTCTCCAGCAGATCTCAATGTTGCACGTCAGTTTCTTAGAGATAACAATATTGAGTGTGCTGGTTCTAATAATCTGGATATAAAAAGTTTAATAGAAGAACTTCCTTTTGATGAAATCCCAAAAAAGCCAGCTAGAGCTAATTAAATCTGATTTCAGGAACTTCCTGTATCTAGCATGGAAACATTTAGCTCTCCCTGAACCCACCCCAATACAATATGATATAGCTGATTACCTCCAAGGTGGACCTAAGAGGCTCATCATTCAAGCTTTCAGAGGAGTAGGTAAGTCTTGGATTACTTCAGCATTTGTCGTATGGAAACTTTTAGTAGACCCACAGTTGAAATTTCTAGTGGTGTCTGCATCTAAACAGAGGTCTGATGATTTCAGCACGTTTACAAAAAGAATCATTAACGAAATGCCAGTTTTACAACACTTACGAGCACGAGAAGATCAACGTAATTCCAATGTGGCCTTTGATGTTGCTCCTGCTCGTGCTTCCCATGCTCCTTCTGTCAAGTCTGTTGGTATTACTGGGCAAATTGTCGGTAGTCGGGCTCACATTATAATTGCAGATGATGTTGAGGTATTATCCAATGCTTTGACTCAAGTCATGCGAGATAAGCTAGGTGAAGTAGTAAAAGAGTTTGATGCTGTAGTTATGCCTAAAGTTGGACGTATTATTTACTTAGGTACACCACAAGTAGAAGAATCTCTCTATAGCAGCTTACAGTCCAGAGGATACGAATGTCGCATCTGGCCTGCTAGGATGCCCGACAATCGCCTAAAAGAATTCTATAGTACCAAGCTGTCTCCTTTCATAAATGTCCTTCAGAAAGCCACTGGAGAGCCCACAGACCCCCTCAGGTTTGATGACTTAGATTTAACTGAACGTGAGTCCTCCTATGGTAAATCTGGTTTTGCTCTCCAGTTTATGCTGGATACCTCAGGAGAGGACGATCAGCGTTATCCGCTTAAACTCAGGGATCTACTTGTAATTCCTCTAGATTCAGACCAAGGGCCTGGCAGGGTACTTTATGCTAAAGATGAGCTCCTGGATCTGCCTGCTGTGGGTTTAACCGGAGATTACTTCTATAAGCCTTTTGAAGTCTCAAAGGATTACTATGAGTATACCGGAGCTGCACTACACCTAGATCCTAGTGGTAGAGGAGCTGATGAAACAGGTTATGTTGTCACTAAACTACTGAATGGTAAGATCTTTGTGTTAGCTGTTGGTGGACTTAAAGGTGGCTATGATCGCGGTACACTTACACAATTAGCCAAGATAGCTCAGAAATACAAAGTTAATGTAATAGAAATAGAAGCTAACTTTGGTGATGGTATGTATACCGAGCTATTTAAACCTGTACTTAACCAGTATCACCAGTGTCATGTAGAAGAAATAAAACATTCTAAGCAAAAAGAAGCAAGGATTATAGATGTATTAGAGCCTATAATGAACCAACATAGGCTTGTTATAGACTTGGAAGAAGCTAGAAATGACTATGAGAACTCTAAAGAAGAACCTCGTAGACAATTATTCTATCAAATGACTCGACTTACACGAGACAAAGGGTCACTTCAGTATGACGATAGAATAGATGTCCTTGCTATGGGAGTCAACTATTGGGTAGAACAAATGGCTGCTGATGAAACATTAGCGTACCATGAGAGAAGAAATGAACAATTTGAAGATAACATTAAGTCTTTCATGGCAACCGTAGATCAATCCTATGAAGATGAAAATGTTTGGGTACAAGTCTAGTGATATGGCTCCTTGTAGTAATCTATCTAAATCTTTCTGTAGTACCTCCTCATATTGAACATGGAGAAATAGTTGGTAGTTTTCAAAGTGAACAAGCTTGTAATAAGAAACAAAGGGAATTTGTAGAACAAAGTAAAGAAAATAAGATACAAATGCCTGATAACTTTAACTTAGGATGTATACCATTTAAAAGGAGTATAATGTAAAATGCCTGCACCTTTATTAGCACTTGCTTTACGATTAGGGATTACAAAAGCAGCTCAAATAGTTAAAGACAAAGGATATAAATTTCTTCAAAGAAAAGTTAATAAAGCTTTAAA